CCAGAAGCAATTCAAAGTAGACTACGAAACGTTGATCCACGAAGGTCGCACCCTTTAGGGTGTGGCTAGTTCACGAGGTTTCCACGAATTTGTAAACAATTAAATTTTGTGAGTGTTGCCGGATTGCCACAAAAATGTGAACTAGCCACACCCTAAAGGGTGTGATGTTACTTGCCAGCTTCAACTTAAATAACGGTTGAGCAAGCACACATGGCCTCTTATCATACAATCGAACGGCGGAACCCATTTAATAAGATTAAAACTACAGAGTTTCCGATTACAGAATACCCGTTCACCAGTAAAGAGGCTATACATGCTAAAGTGGTTTATGTTAAAGAAGTCGATTCGGACCTTATAGAAGAGGAAATCGATTTAACTAGCGATGAATCTCTAGCTAAACTTACATTAAACAGCGGCGGCGATGCTTATATTTTCGAAATTAATCAAGAAAATGTAATCTTTAAAGAATTTCTTGTTAATTCGAATTTTTATATTATAGTAACAGATGTAGAAAATTCAGATATTAATATTCATGTCCATTATACGATTCCACCGTCTTCCGTTACTCTAGATAATATTTCAATTCCTCTTAAGACTATTAATGTTAATGGTAAAGATATTACTCCTAAAGGAACTATTACAAATAGCGGGAATTGCGAACTTTGGGATGATTATAAAGAAACCATTCTACAAACGACACTTAAACGTGTTTACTATAATAATACCGCAATATCTGGAGATGATATTGATATTACCGAAGGTATTAAAGAATGTAAAGAAAATGGTGGCGGAACTGTATATGTAGGTAAAGATTCTGAGACCGGTAATCTGAATAAAACACTTACTATTGATTTCTCAGGTTTAGTATTATATGATTTCAAAAGTGATTACTCTATCGAGAAAATTAATTTTTTAGATTGTAATACCTCTACAATTATTTCAAGTTGTACATTTAATACTGTTAAAAAAGAGATTAAAGGTTACTTACAAGATGTAGGTTCAACATTTAATCTAATTAATTCAAATATAACATTTATTGACTGTGTTTTCAAATTACCCGATTTTATCGTAGACGATCGGTCTAGTATAACGTTTATCAATTGTAAATTTGAATTAGGAGCTTTCATTTATAGTCAAATTACAGAGGATAATTATTCAAAGGTTAATTTTGTAAAAAGTAATGTTACCTATAGAGAACGAGATGAGTGGGGTAGAGGTTTAAACATTACAAATATTCCAGATATTAACTTTTACCAATGCGAAATTGATAACCAAGGTGAAGGTATTAAAAATGTTAAAAACGTTAAAGCTTATACTAGTAAGTTTAGACACAACCCCGGCTCGACCGGACTATTTAGAGCTACTGATTCAATTACTGTAGAGAATTGTATTTTCCATTGCGAGCGATGGATCCCTGATTTTGGATCTTATGTGTCATTTGAAACAACGAATTTAAAAGTTTCAAAATCATATTTTCAGAATTTATCGATTGGCTATAGTAATTATTACAATAATATTCCGATTAATGTAGTAATTACTGATACTGCTGCATATACCTCAAGCATTTATATTTCTAATGATCTTTCATATACAGTAACAAAGGATACGCCATTATCATATATCATTGTAAGTAATTCGACATTTTTAGCTCCGATTAATTCTATATCACTCGGGCCGAGAGATTTAGTTAAATCAATTATCAGGTATTCAACGGTTGTTGGATCTGCGGTAAGTGCACTAGATCCTAATATTTACAAGCCAGATTTATATCCAGGAGTAGTTGCTGAACAATTTACATCAATTCAAAATTGCTTAGTCCTAGCAACTGACGAAACCAAACCTGAAGGAACTACTGAAACTATTACTGGATATGATGGTATTGAAGCCGGTTCTTGTATTGTATACAATAAGGATTATGAAGTAGTTAATCATTCGAACTTATCATATCCATATAATATTTTCAATGGTTATATAAAGTGTTTAGATTATAAAGCCGATATTGATGGAGTTAGCCTACAAAACTTATACACTGCATATCGAGAAACTGAATATATTGTTTCTACTGAATATCAAAGCAATGATATCTTTGGTAATGAACGGTCCGAAGATGAAGCGGTAAAATGTGGTTGTGAGGAAGTAAGTTATACAGAAGATACCAGCGGAGGGGTTATTTCGTATTCATATACTAATACTTCAGCTGGTATTGATGAAGCTAATTTAAGAATTACTAAGTATCAACATCCAGTTCTGTTTAATGAGTATGATGATATAGAAGATGAAGAGCAAAAGGCAAGTATTCCAAAAGCCAAATGGTATCTTGATCTAGAACAAATTTCTTCTATCATTCCATCTAGTGGAACAGGTGATAAAGCCTATTCATATGGCCATTATAAAATCGATGTAGTAGATCGTGCAAAAATTATTACAGCAAAGATCGACGATTATTATGGTTATGAACTTACTAATTCAGTTGCTCTTCGTATTGCCGTAGTGCCTATATTACGATATGAATCTACGGCATATACGGCTTGGACAAATCAAAGCTTTCAATTAAGAGCAAATATTGAAAATGCAGAAGAGGATATTTTAGGAGCTTCAGTTCAATGGTTTAACCAACCTGATTATGGTTCTCCTACATTGGTTTCAAGTGTTCCAGTTTCTTCTGAAGAAACCGAAGAAGAAACAACTGATTACTTTGCTGAATTTAAATTTGCACAAGTTAAAGTAGATAACGGTGGCAAATACTTTGGAAAGTTATACTATACACCTAATGGATTTGAAAACCAACGTATTATCCAAGGTATTGACGAGAAAAGTCTTAAAAGCTTAATTACTATTTCAATTAAGTACAATATCATTATTAATCAGGATAAGATTTCTAGTGGTAGTATTTCATTACACGTCGGGGATAAACTTACATTAGTTTCTGATTTAACCCAAGGTTCAGAACCAGTATTTACCTGGGAACGAACAAACGATATAACAGATCCTGATTCTTGGGAAGTTGTATACGGGCCTATCTCTAGCACTGCAGAGTATACTGAAACTCTTTATCACGAGATTCAAACTCCGGTATATTATCGCTTACATGTTTACAACTATAACATTTCTAATGATCCAAGTTCCGGAATTGCTACAGAAGACTATTCAAGTTACCCAGTAGTTTTACTTGTATTACCACGAATTCCAACCGGTAATGAAATTAATAAGAATATTGTTCTCTTTAAGGTTCCATTATCTGATATTAATAATCCAGAAATTGAAATTAATAATAATTATCGTCTTTTTACCACACTTGATAATGTTGACGTTAATACATATCAAGCTGGCGAAACTATCGAGGCCTATCCAGTTATTCATCGCCGGACTGATGAGCAACTTTGGGAATTTGATTCAGATTCAGGAAATTATGTTCCGACGTATCAAAAGTATAAATTTCCATCATCAGTTTCGATCGATAAGAAAACAAGTGCTTGGGGTGTTGCTACTGATGAATTACAGGTAAACGGTAATGAATATAATGGTGGCAACCTATATATTCTTGATCTTAATACATTAAATGATATCGAAGTAGCTAGAACTAATAAGCCGGTTATATCAGAAAATATGATGCAAGCATATGCGCGGCTTCCTCGATCAAGTCAGCGAATTATCTTTTCTTCACTCGGAAAGAAAACAACTACATATAATAATTATATTGCGGTTGCTGACCCGGATGCTTCTATAATAATCAGTAAAGAGTTCTCGGAATTCGATGAATATTATAATCCAACAATCTTCCAACTTGATAACACCGTAACTTGGGAGTTTATATTACCTGATGAATATTATGGTATACCAATTTTCCAATTATTGAATAATGAGAATAAAGTAGTTGATGCTGAGATTACATTTGTCCATGAAACGAATTCAGTTATAGTAAAAGTTTCCTGGGATGATATTGAATTACCAGAAAAAACACTTAAGTTATTAGTTGCTGGTCGTAAACAGGTTGAACTTAAAGAAAATATTGTTATCCATGAAGAAATTGTTTGCCCAGACTTAGAACTTGATTCTGATGGATATGCAAGATGGGCATTTACAATCTCTGATGATTATCTTGTACAACCAATTGTACAAGTTGTAGATATTAATGGAACAGTTGTTCATCCGCTTATTCAATATAGTGCAGCATTAAAAAGATTTATCATTAGTATTAAAAGTAATTCTGGAGCACCAGTTAATGATGGTGCTTATACTGCGGTATTATTTGGTAGAAATAAAGGTACAATAGACGATACGGATGTTATTATGGAAATTCATAATAGCCCGATCTTAGTTCCGGCTGCAGATAAAGGTTGGTTAGCAACTTGGAAAATTGAATTCGCAAAACAGTTCATAACTCCGCCGATTATCCAATTCCAAATGGGTAGTTCCGGTGTTAAGACGGTTGATGTTACTGACATTGTAATCGATTCATCTAATAAATTCGCAACAATTACTATTAAGTATAATGAAATTCTTCCATCATCAATCTTCCATGCTATTGTAATAGGTCGGGATATAAACGGCCACCTCGATGAAGATGATATCGTTAAGCCTTCATATGGGCGGGTGTTATTGTTCAAATATAACGGAACAGCTAAAACGCTTAAACTAGTAAAGGTTATTAAATCACCGCACGAAGTTCAATACGGCAGATTTGGTACAGCTGTTGAATTTGATGAATACGGAAATATTTTAATCTCTGCTCCTGGGGAACAACAGGATACACAGATCGGATATGTTGAACAGAATTTCAATATCTATCCTGTATATACTTCTGACGACTATCTTAAATTTACCTCACGCGGAAGGGTTTACGTGTTCTCTATTGAGAAATTGGTTGAAAGTGAAATGCATAACCTAGTCCAACCAACCCAGATTCTTTCTAGTAGGTATCTCTTTAGCACGATAAGTTATCAAAATAAAACCTGGGGCGAACTTAGTGATTATTTTACTTCTAATGCGCTATATACGGTTAAAGATAAAGAAACCGGTGGAGCGAAAATTAATGAAGGTTTTTCAACAATTCAAGCCTATCAGGAATATTATAATTTCAATTACGAATATGATTTCTCGTATAAGCTATTGTTCCCAACACCATATTCTGAATTTGATTTTAAAAATGGTGATTCAGGAAATGATACAATTGCTATTGAATATAAAAAGGTTTATTCTACGTATAATATTGAAGAACAATATGGTTCAAGTATTTCATACAATAGTGGAAACTTATTAGTTGGTGCGCCATATTTTAGAAATAATACAGGTATTGTTGAAATGTGGAACTACAACAAAGCCGACGGGAAATATGTGTATTCAGCGGCTTTGAAAAATCCACAGGATAATACCAATGGATTATTTGGTCTATTCCTTGAAATGGGTACCAATTACTTCTTAGCCACTCGTCGGGCTTCTTCAGCTCGACAAAGTGTAGGTGTATACAATTATAAGAATGGTAAGATCATTGACAATGATATCGAACTATCAGGTCGTAGTAAAGAAATTTCCTTTGGTGAATCTATGGACTCTGTTGCAGAAACATTCGTAATTGCTGCACCTAAGGAAGGATATATCTATCGTTACCATATTAATACATCATTAGAGGAAGAGAAACCTATTTCTATTATTCAGGAATTGAGTTTGAAGAAATTTGGTATTAGTAAAGCCGATTCAACTATTTCCATTAGTGATGATAAGATTCTCGTAACATATAATTCATACGGGCCGAAATGTGAAAAATATGTAAATAAAGTAGAAATCGCCGGTGAAGAGAAAGAAATCGGACTTGTTAACTTTGGAGCGGGAGCGGTTGTTCAGTTTACATTAGTCGGAGGTCAATACACAGTTCAATAACATATATGGAGTATACACAACAGATCGAATTAAAAGAAGTAGTTGCTAATGACGAAGCAATTTTCTTTAAAGTTAATGTTAACGGCGAGGATAGAATTTTCGTCGGACAACAGAATAGTAGATTTGATTTAGAGCCAGAGCAAAATCTATCCTCAGTTGAACAATCCGATAAATTATCAGCTAAATTAAAAATCGCTGAATCTTTTCAAAAGTCTTACTTAGTAGATAAACCAGTTCAATATCAGGAAAATGTTAAAAAAGATGTTATTATCCCAGCAGCCGTTTCTAAAGAAATTGTTCAGCTTGGTAATTACCTATATTCACTTTCCAAAGAAACTAATAACTCTGTCCTATATCTGCTTTATAAAAATAGATTAATTAACCGGTATGTTGATGATAAGATGCATTGTATCTATTATGATCTTGATCTTACAAATAAAAAGTATAAAGATTTCTTATTAACAGCTTCTGCTGACAAAATATTAAAAGGTGAAAAGGACGGACCATCAGATCTTAATACCTATCCTGGTTTAATATCGAACTTTAACTTAGAAGAACTTAATAATACGGTAAACAAAGGTAAATACTTAGTATATGCTCTAGAGAAAACCTGGGTTAACCCTGATGCTAAAGAAGATAAAGTACTTTCCGAATATAAAAATATGGAAGGTGCTATTGATGCTTTAGAAGATGGTATTTCAGTAAAGAGTTCTTTAGAAGCAATGCCATATAACCTAATCTACGAATACGGTGAGGAACGGCAATATGAAACTGATGCTTCTAACGTATACGCCGACTTTATTCATCTAAAGAATTCATTATCACCGTTCTTTAATGTAGAAGTAGAAGATGATTATAAATTCAGACTTTGGAGAAAATTCCAAAGAGTTGGTTCTACTAGCAATAGTAGTATATACACTGTATACTCTTTAGATACACCAAAAACAGTATCAAAAACTTTAAATGCTAAAGCCGGTCGGTTAAATGTCGGTAATAACAACCAGTATGAAGACCATTTACAAGAAACATCATACTATGATAGTGTTGGTTCTTTAGCTGGATTAACATTAAAGACAAAAGTTGCTTATAATTTTGATAAATTAGGTTTCACAGTCCATCTTGATACACCTCGACGTGATTTAGTAGATCGGTTTATGTTCTCTTATCAACGACGAGTAAGATCGGATGCTAATGAGGAGGAAGCACATTTACTTTATAATACTGAACAGTTTTTCCAATGGTTGGTAGATACCAGTGATAGCTTGTTTTACTGGAAACCACAGGAAGGCATTAAATATCCGGCTAATACTAAATTTAATCTTTTTAATGATTTTACTAAAAAGGGTGATGGTTATATAACTACAGTAGAATGTATTGAAACCCCAACAGATAAAGATGGACAGTACACAAATATTGTTACGGTTGACGAACCATTGGATTTTGAAATACCTCCATTTGTAGAAGCATTTCATTTTAACTATGATGCTGGTGCATTTAGTCGTATCATAGACTATAAAGAAGTTGAACAACCTGATGGAACTACCGAAATGGAAGGCGTTCGGTCAACTCCTGCAGATTTCGTTGAAATTTATCGAGAAAAAGAATTCCTACCTTATACTGGGGCCACACCTGGACCGATTATTAATTGGGAAAAAGTTAGTAATGAAGGCGGTTATGAATATGATGCATTTACTCTAGATTACTCTGAACCTGGAATTGAAACAGAAAAAGATTCACAAGTATTTGCCCATAAGACAATTGTTGAAAACCAAGAATCTACGGAAGTCCTTAGCGATAATTGGGCACATACTAAACACTGGAGCATTAAATTATTCGAAGGTGTTGAAGAACAAAAGAATTGGATTTATGACGTATTAGATTGCCGGGTTGATAGTGAAGGTAATCTAATTCGTAAATCATTTAAACCATATATACGTAAGATTTCTGATACAGAAATAGAAGAACTTTCATTAACTGCAGAAGAAGCTGAAAAACTATTTCCGAGCGAAAGCGGCGTTATGGAATCATATAAGTTTTCATATCCAACTTATGATGATATTAAAAATGCAGTAATTGTTGATGATAAAGGACAGGATATTGATTATACCGCGACAGAATTCAAAGCCCTTAATACTGCTACTAAAATTAAATTCTTATTAAACAAGCTTTGGAAGAATATGAGCCGTGACACCAAAGGCCAATTAATTCTAAGCAACAATTATCCAGAGATTTCCAATCCTCAGCTTTGTAATGTAAATGGCGATAGTGCCGTAGGTCGAGATGCAACTACATTAGAAGATGTTATTGCGGCTCTTGACTTTTATGCAAATTATAAGATGTATTGGAAGAAAGGTGACCGGGTTCAATATACTAACTATCGGGTTTCTCCATACAAAACTACATTACATGAAAATGATTCATCAAATAATATGAATCTTTACTATGGTAATTCAGTTGATGGACAAAGAATCTCTTACTTTGCAACACCATTTGAAATAAGAAAAGCAATTGGAAGTTCCAGTAGTTTAATTGATCGCGATCCAGAGCTTACTAACTTTAATACAGAGGTTTCATTACTCGATTTATTTGGATTATCGATTGGTGGTGTGTCTGTTGAAGATCGAACCAATTTAGAAAGTAGAATTGCTGCGTTCTTTAGTAAAAACAAAACTGATATATTAAGTGTTGATTTAGTAGTATCCCTTAAAGATAGACGCGAACAAAATCTGTTTAATATTGAAGTATTTCTTAATGGCCAACTTGTTAATTCTACAGAATATTCAGTAGACGATAGTAACCGAGAACTAATAATGAATACGATTAATAATGTTTATAATATTCGTTTTTGGATATTCGGTAAGAATAAAGTAGTAACAGAAACTAAAGAAAGTGGAGAGGTTGTTAATAAGGTAGCATATGCTGCTCCGTTTAACTATACAAATATTTCAATGTGGAATTATCCAATTTCGTTAGCACAATCTCAACAAATCCGCCGCAAAGTTCTAGAACGTAATTCGTTAGATAATGTATGTGCTGACATCTATGCTATTATCGATGAAATCTTTACTAAGGTACCAAAGTACGATAGCGCTGACGTAACATATAGTAAAGCATTTAATCTCAACTATTATAAGGTTTCGTATGATTACGCTTATGATAGGGAAGACGATGAATATACGGCATTACAAAAGTTATTCAAGGTTCAAGATTTCGAATTTGTCGATCGAATCTACGGCTTGAATAAATTAAGTGGAGCTAAAGATAGAAAAAGTAATCTCTATTCTATTCGTATCAAGAATAGTGGATTTGCTATTACTGGTGATGAAACCGAAGAAGAAAAAGAATTTAAAACTGCGATAAGTTCTATGTTATCGGCTGCAGTTAATACAATCTGTGAAAAGGTTCAGCCGATTAATACAAAACTCTATTCAGTTATAATCGAATCTTAGGCTTTCTTTTTACCTTTGATACGGCGGATGATCTTATCTGGCATTTTAATACCATTAGGATCTTGATATCCCTGTTTAGTTTTAACTACTGCCACTTCTGCTGGATCTGAAGTTAAATGTTTGACCTCTGGAATTACTGGGGCATTACTGTCGAGCGGCTTTCCATTAAAGTCATAGAGGTTTTTATATTCTTTTAATTTGTAATTTTTCTTAGCACAATACTTCTTAAGTTTTTCCACATACTTTGTACTTTCTTCAGAAAACAATTCATCGTATAACTGAGGCTTAATAAGTTTAATTTCATCTTTTATACGATCGATATCGCAGTGGCCAAAGTGTGCAGCGATAATATCAGACTTACGATAGGGACCAACTGAAAAGAAAATTTTAAACTTAGGAATTTCTGAAGTCTGAATAAACCGATTTGTTGTAAGAATTGAAGAGAATGTTAAATCTTCATGCCGGTCATATTGAAACATCATCTTATCAAATACATCAGACTCTGTAGAATTTAAACAAGATACACCAGCTTTACTAAGTGCGTATGCCATACCATTAGCGGTTCTAGCATGTGGCATATTTTCATTAGTATTTTCAAATCGTTTAATAAATGTAAAGTCGGCACCAATTTCAATCGGATCAAGAAAACATTCTGGTCGGAAAATCATTGTATCCGAGTCAACTTTAAGGATGCAATCATATCCTTTTTCATTTAACATTTTATATACTGACTTGATTCCGAATATTGCTTCGGCACCATGTAATGATTTACAACGATTAAAATCTGCAATAATAGGTGTTACCCAACTTGGAAGAGGAAAATCGGCATGTTCGCTCTCAATACAAAAGAAAATAGAATCAACCTTATCAATAAGAGGTTTGATACAATAAACTGCCCGTTCATAATCGCCGGGATAAGTGAAAACTAAAGCACAACTGCGCATACATTATAAAATGTAGCTATTGTGCAATGGTATTCATAAGAAGACCGAAGGAAATAGGTTTAGGATCAGTAATACCACTATCCTTTACTGAATCACTTGTTAATTCTGCTATACTAAAATAAGTAATTAGTTTACCGGATTTAGTTTCAGTAAACTGTTTATTCTTAATAAGTTTTTTATACCTAGTAGAATTAGTTTTAGTAAACATAGGTTCAACAGAAGCCACTTCATAGGTCTCTTTATTATATTGAACCTTTAATACAAATAAGCCACCCGTTGAAAGTTCCGCTTCAGATAACTCAAGCTCTAAATTAGGAACAGTATAATCGTTTCCATTAGTTTTAAGGATTCCGCCCCTGGCCTCATATACAAATTTATCAGCGGTACCGGATTTCTGAAAAAAGATAAATGGAAAATCTGCTCCAGTATGAAGATTCTGATAAATGTCTCCTTTAATAAGTTGAGTATATGAAATCCTTTCTGTAATTGGATTAAATTCAAACTTTGAAACAATTACTGTTCCAGGATTATGCTTACAATAATCAGCAATCTTTGATTCGAATATAATGGCATAATCAGATACTCCTACAGTTTTGCCAAATTGAAGTACTGGTGATAAAGCTACATATACCGTATTCTCAATTAATTTAATAATCTTATCAGTGAATGGAATATTAAATTTATTAATATCAACCTCACTAGAAAATGGAACATATACTGAGGTACCATTACCATACCAGGTTCCTTTTTCAATAAAGATTTGAACAGATGGAATTTCTACATAATTTGACATTTAGGCAACATCCTCCTTCTCTTCAATAGTATAGCCAAGTAATACAGCAGTTGTTTCAAATGGAGCTGAAGAATTACTACTATTTGTAAAATATTCTGCATATAAAGTACCAGAGGTGCTAATTCCACTTGAATCAGCTGAAGAATCACAACTACAGCTTTCACATTTCTCACAACTACAATAAGGATCACTAACGAGTGAAGGAACACTGACTGCAGAACTTACATCAGAAGGAACACTGACTGCAGAACTTACATTAGAATCTACACTAACTGCAGAGCTTACTGCAGAACTTACATTAGAAGGAACACTGACTGCAGAACTTACATTAGAATCTACACTAACTGCAGAGCTTACTGCACACTAACTATAGAACTTACATCGTAGGTAATGTAACTGTAAACAATTGAAGAAACAGTTTTAGTTACGTAGTGGTATTGGTTATTGTAGTAGAAGTAAGCATAGTTGTAGTTGTACTTGTACTCATAAACGAAATCCTGGTGAATATATTCATAATCCGTATATTCATAGTAAGTATAATCGTAACTATAATCATACTTAGTATCATACTTGTAATTATAATACTGATTAACTTCTACATCAACTAGATAATCATAGTACTTGTATTCGGTATAGTAGTAATATGATGGAGAAATATCACAAAGAGTAGCAATTTCACACCATTTAACATCATCAGGATTTTCTTCATTAAGGTTTCTAGAAACCATAATGCGCTTATTTTGCGGGTCAAACCAAAGTCCATTAACTATTGAATTTTCTTGACGATCTTTTGGTCGGTTAACAATATAATTAGCTTTAACCGTATCAACCGAAATGTCATTAAAATAGTCCATGCTGTGCTAGTTATTATTTAAGCCTTACCAGGTAACAACCTCTACCCATTCAGTTCCCCAGTCAGCAGGTTGTGCATTCGGAGGCCAATCACCCTTTTCTTCATAAATATGGGTTTCTCCACCACAACTACTCGCATAATCAAAAGTTTTTACTTTTCCGGCTACAACTGGCGGCAGATATATATCGGATTTGTAACGATCGATTGGGCCAGGCCAACTTGAAGTAGGCGGATGTGAAACATAGCTATATGTATAAATGTCTTTGTAATAATACTCATAATGGTAATCATAATGAAAATACCTACCTGTTACTTTAGTATCAATAATGATTGCCGGAATATCGTCTAGAGTAGCAATTGGGCACCAAGTAGGTTTGTCGGTATTTAAATTCTTACCTATAACAATTTGTCCAGTAAGATCCATTTTACCATCTTTATAATTTACCTTTACATTATTGGGATCAGCAAACCATACTCTATGGGAAACATCATCAGTATCAGTTAAATCCTTACCAGCATTTTCAAGAGTCTTTTTATACTTAAAAAAATCTTCCTCATGTTCCATTGTATTATCACCATACATACAAATGGCAATATCTCCATCTAGTGGAGTGTACCGATGTTCATCTGGAACGGAAGAACCGCCGATTAAAAGTCTGGTTTGAACCGCGTCAACTTTAATATCATTTAAATAATCGGCCATTTAATTGCTGCGAATAACGTTATTTAAGCCAAGGTGGTTACCGGCAAATCTTGATTGAAATTCCATTAGGAACAGGTTTCTTAGATACTACAATAAGGTATCCACCTCCACCCGCACCAGTTAATTTATAAGCATCAGCATAGGTAGAATAATCCTGAATTACTTTCCAGATTTTATCATTTACCATATTAGGGAAGAGACTAATCTGGCATTCGAATGAATTCTGAAATGCTGTAATAAATGCATCATAATTTCTATTCTGGATAGCTTTCCAAACATACTTACTTGATTCAGCTAAGCCTTTAATATAATTAACAGTAAGGTTTCGATTAGCATATAGGTCGAGTCCTGGTTCTCGTGGCCAAAGCGGAACTAGCCAAAGAATACTTTCTAACCATTGTAATGTTTCTTCAGATGTATCGGAATTAATTTCCTTAGGCCAGAAACCTGAATCGTAGTATAACTGGTTAACTCCTGGTAAGCATATACCAAGACTATCCTGAGAACCAGAAATATATTTCTGTTTTAGAGTTAACTCATTATCCTTAATGAATAACTGCTGTGCTAACTCCAATCTAGAAGGTTCATCAGGTAATCGTTCGCCCCAGAGAGATATAGCACGTTTACGTGTAGAACTTGCTAAGCCTGAATATTCATTGAATTCCTGTGTAGGCTCAATAGAACATGTAATAACTGATCCAGGATAAAGCCAATTAACAAAATCTTGATCTATCCACCCACCAGCTAAATCTAATCTATAAGGGATCTGACTTGACTTGATACGTGAAGTAGTTGATCGTAATTCAAACTGATTATCATTATCACGTTCATCGATAATATAAGCAATTCCTTGTTCTAAACAGAACTTACGTTTATCTTCAGTGTTGCCATCTTGGTTCACATAAAAGATATCAGGTTTAAGTGTTTCAACATCTGTGGTAAAGTCTAGTAAACCTTCACCAGAATTAATAAAAGCATCCTTAACAAACTTTAAGGATTTGATCATGAACAAACGTTCTTGTTCAGAGTTAATAGGTTTACGATTCTTGAGTTTTTGAATAGTCTTATCAGAACCTATTCCTACGTATACTTCACCTAACTTAGAAGCTCTTTCTAAGAATACAATATGTCCAGAATGCAACATATCGAAACATCCTGAAACAAATACTTTTTTCATCAAGTATCAAAAATAGCTATATTCAACCGTCCAAGCATCCATTAATTCATTTTCGAGAGTGTTCTTAGGAATTTCAAAGAAACCTTTATTACCCCAGAGTTGTCCCCAACTATTGGTTGATAGAAATACATCCTTCTCTGGATCATAACCATAGATACAAATAGCATGACCACCTTGACGTTCCTGTGTAGTAATATTATGGAGAACACCAGTATTACCAGCAATCCTCCAGGCATTTGGACGATACCACATTGCTGCTAAGATAGGTAAGTGTTCTTTTACTAGAGTATGGATACAAGCTTTATAAATGTTATCTTTTGGAAGTCTGAAATAATTCTTAATTGCTAATAATTTAGCGACAGGTTTCTCTTCATCTTTTGGTTTACTGGTTACAGAATTCATTGAACAGAATTCTTTCGGGAGAACACCATACTTCTGACATGCTTGCATGGTTTCACGTAAGAAAGCGCCGCTGTCATTTTTAATATTACCAAAGGCCAGCATCCGATTCCAGTAATAGATCCAGTAATAATTGAAATAAATTGGTTCTTCTTTCTGGAGCTTATGATATAAAATTGTTAGAAATGCTGACATAGCATGACCAGTACAAGCATTAGTGCTATATTGATTTGTTACTGTAAAGTCTAAACCTTCTAGAAGGTTTACGTAGGTTGGTTCTACACCAGAATCGATTTCTTTAATGTAATCTCGGCTATCAGGTTTATCTTCGAAGCAACCGCAAAGATATTGATTATCATCCTTTTTGAAAAGTGTTTTAAGCCAAGATAAAATTTTCATAACTTTATTATTTACGAGTGTGGGAATTCCCATATAATATTTTTTCAACAAAGGAACACACAAATGAAATCATGCTACATATATGGAGCCCATGTGAAAACTGGGTACATCAAACCATACAACTCATTCAAAGATTTGTATTGCGAGGGCTTGCCTAGAAAACAAAAAGGAATTCAATTCCTCGTTCAATCTGGGAAAAAACTTCAACCATACACTGGAAACATCTTTGACGACATCGGGTTCAATCGGGACTTATCACTCTCTTGTGAAATCCATTTTGGAAATCCTAAGATGAGTCTCGAGCCGCGTGCCTCTGATCCGAATACTATTCAACAAATCTTCACAGAATCATATGATCGATGTGTTTTGATGAATGATGAAGTTATGTGGCAATGGAAAACAGGTAGCCCGCTCTACTACAGATTTGAATCATCTACAGAGGCTCTTGCTTTCTATGAATACATTTTCAATGGGATTTCTCTTCCTATTAGAAAATCCAAAGTCACAAAACCTTATCAAGTTGGTGATTATATTCAATTCACAAAAGATTTCTACGCTGAGTCAGAATTGTCTCCAGGCTTCACTTACAAGACTGGTATCATTTGCCGAGTGTACAATTCCGGAAAAGATTGGATTATGGTTTCTCCCATTGATGGGGTAACAGCAATCCGAATGCCTGGGACTGGCGGATCAAAAATGTTACTTGGATTTTCCAAGATTCCCTTAAATGTAATCACAAAGTCCTCATTTGAGGACTGGACTCACCAATTGTAATTAGAATAGTTTGCTCGACGTTGTTGAGAAATCTTATTAAGCTGTTCAGGTGTAAGCTTTAAATTAAGCTTACCTTCTAGCTTAGATACAAGAGATGGATTAGAAGCAATAGTATCTAATTCATCCTTTGTAGCTTCTTTATTATATTCCATCCAATACATTTCATTTAATGCTGCAGTTACAACAACAGTATTATAATCAGCACCAACTAACTCATACGAACGATCAACACAGGAACATGCTAGAAACAGAAGAGTTAGGATTGATAGTTTAATGAGATTTTTCATAAAAATTATTTAAGGCCAATAAGAAAACGGGTAACATAGCTTTCGCTACATTACCCGCTTCAATACACCACGAGAAGAAAGGATTAAACTTTTTTCACTTTGATTAGTTTAGCAAAGACTGATTGGACGGAAGGTAATTCAGGCTTCTTCTCTTCGGATTGTTTTGGAAGAGGTTTCTGAATATCTTCAACATCGTCAAATGAGCGATCAATCTTTTGCTGACGAAGCTTGCAACGTTGACGAATTAGAGCTTTACGTTCTTCTTCATTCTTTTCAAGTTGTTGCTGAATCTTCTCAAACTCTTCATCGATTTCATCGATGGATTTACCTTTAAATGCTTCCATTAGACCTTCAGCGATAGAAGGTTTGAGGTAACGAACACGTTCTGCAAGGTAAGCTTGTCCCTTAAGAGAATCAACTTCTTGTTGAAGTTCGAGGTTTTTCTTATTAAGAGAGATAGCTTCGTTGAGTTCAAGATTAGAATTCTTTTTAGCTTCTGCAATAATACGTTCAGCTTTAGCTGTAACACCAGATTCAAATAGTTCCTTATCAAAAAGGAGATCACGAATCTTGGAAAATACTTCTTTATTAGCTTCTGCAAGAGCTGTTGCATTAATAGCAACGTTAAGCTTAGAATTATCATCAATGAATGCATCGATAAAGTCAGAGATTGATTCGATGAGGTTATCGCGATCTTCTTTAGCTTTATCTTCCATTGCATCGATAAGCTCTTGTGTCTGAGCAATAGCAACCTTTTCATCTTCTTTCTTCTGCTGCTGTTTAATTACTTCAGCTTGAGCATCGGAACCAACAGCACGTTGAAGATTAACAAGTTGTTCCTGAGATTGTTCTAGTGCTTGTTTAAGTTTTTCAATCTCTTGTTCCTGTTGTTCAATCTTATCAAAAGCTTCCTGGGCTTGTTGATCAAGATCCGCAACTAGTTGTTCAGCTTGTTTCTTAGCTTCGTCTTCAACTGTTTCATCCTGGTTAACAGGTTTAGATTGCTGTTGACGGGCTTTAATTAGTTCAAGAGTAGATTCAAGGTTTTTAATCTGCTCGTCTTTCTCGGCAGCTTGTGCCTGAATAGCTGCATCAATAGTGTCTTCCATTTCCTTTTGGACATCTTTTAATTGTCCTTCTGGATCAACAGCTTCGAATAGCTTTTTAATTGTAAGTTTATAGTTTGTCATTTTGCGCGCAAATTAATCAAATTTTTTTAGAAGCAAGAATGTCTTCCTTTTTAGCCTGAACTCGATCATTGATCTTATTAGTCATTAATCGAGAGAACCATTGTAATGCCTCTGGTTTATTATCAGCTTCCATAGCTGATACAAAGTGTTTACATAGTTGTTTTACTTTAGGAGTCATCATGCTTTTAAGTCCGCCATAAATGTTCTGAATGCCTTCATTAGATATTCATTACGATTTTTGAGCGGAAGTGAAGTTAAAGAGTTATCAAGCGTTGCAAATGCTTGTTCAAAAATTTTACCATGGCAATCGATTAAGAATTGCCGGTTTTCAAGAATGCCATCAACGTAGCAACCAGGTCCAGATGGATTTTCAACAATATCACAAGAGACAAGTTTAAGAACCTTATCAATAACTTTGTCTTCGTTCATTTGACCGAGTGCACGAGAAGAAATACCAATTTTAACACCATATTGAAGCATTGCTGCTAATACGTCGCCGTTCTTTGTTCCTTTAATACCTTTAGCGGGATCACTTTGGAGAACTGTTGCAACACCGAGGTAAATATTAGGATCTTCTTCAGAAGCTGCTAACGAATCAATCTTAATACAGGAATCTGCAAAAGAAAGTTCGAAGCGGTCGGGGTGTCCAAGCTCACCAAGGGCTCGACCCGTAGAAATATAATCACGATTATATTCAGCAACAGCAGCGTCCATTACTTCTTTTTTATAAAGACGACCATTACCATTGCGCCGTTCCGCTACAAGGAATGGTCCTTTGATTTTGAGCATAGGACGATCCTTGGTAGTTTGTTGTTCAACAAGTAAATCAACACTTCCAATAGGTGCGGTGGTTTCAGAAATAAGCTGAACCGATTGCATTGGATTAGATAGCATCACAAATTAAAATTTTTGTAGATGTTCATTATTTATTGCGGTTGCGCTGGAGTTTCCGCTGCAGCCATATCAGAAACCCGTGGAGAAGGCTTTTCAGGCTCTGGTTCAGGTTGTGGCTGAGGCTGTGGTTGCTGAGCCGGAGTTTGCTGTTGTTGAGCTTGGGCGGGTTGTTGCTGCTGTTGTGCAGGAGCCTGCTCTTCTTCATCATTACCTCCACCGCCAAATGGTGAACTATCCTCTTCTTCAGAAGTTTCTTCCTCTTCTCCACCTTCTTCTTCAGTTCCTTCTGCGGTTAAAGCTTCTTTAAATTTCTCAATCTTAACCTCTACGATAGCATCAGATTTGGCCTCGATGTATTTCTTATTAATCATCTCTTCCTCTAGTGCTACCCAGTTTTCTTTAACTTCATCATTTGTGAAGTTGAGATATTTCTTCATTGCAACAGTTTTAGAGAATGTTTCGCCATCTTCGGTAATTGCTTTATACATCTCAATTCGTTGCATAAGAATACGAGACTGTTCATATAATTCGTATGATAAAGGATTGACAAAGTGGATATCGAAGAACGATGGATCGATCTCTAGATTATCATATAAACCTGTTAGTTTAAGGTGGGTAATAAATGAATCCTTGATAGCCTCAGAAAAGTTTGCAAGAATACGAATAACGAATTTGCAGAACTTATATTCTTCTGCAGTCATTTCATTAGCTGGGTTCTTGCTTAGGGCTTCACCGCTATCTGTAAACCGTTTAGCAGGAATATGTAGAGCAGACCAAAGTTTCTTTTGGAAATAACGTAAGTCTGGTAATTCCCCCATATCAACCGAGGAACTTAGTTCTGATACATCAGTTCCTTCACCGTTCGCGGATTTCATAAACCAGAACGATTCGGTCATCGTATGTGGGTCACGAGTATTTGTTACAGAACCAGTTGTTGGATTGTAAGTCTTTGCTACATTATAACGACGAATAAGTTGTTGAACTTGTTGCGCACCTTTAGAATTATTGGCCATACCAACACCAACGTTGAATACCAACCGTGTCGGAGCACGAGCTAATCGATAGATAATGATAGCATCTTCAACACACATTAATTGATTAAATGCTCGACGAGCCTTTTCAATTAATGGATAAACAATAAGTTCGTCTGGTGAGTGCTCATTAGATTCTACATAGGTAATCTGGTCAAATGGTAAGAACATCAAATCACCCGCTGTATAATCTTCATACCTATTAAAGTTTGAAAGGTTATAAGAAGTTCCGCTAAATGTAGAAGTGTAATTTCCAATAGCAGGAACATTACCGGAAGAAACATCAAAGTTCATTGCACTACCTGCTTTAGTGCTTAGAACACGAACCCAGATGCCAACCTTTTCGCGGGTATTCTTATCATATGCAAAGTCATATGAATAAGATGGAAGGAATTCAAAGTCGATAATACCAAGCGAAGGATCAGAAACATTAATAACATTTTCCCAGCAGCATTCGCCGGTCTTTAGAAAGGTCTTTACATATCGATGAAGCTTATTCTTTAGCTTAAGAGGATTGATGAACTTATAAAATTCTTTGTATAGGATATCTTGTTTCTTATCAATAGTTTCTAGAACTTCATCAGTGGCACCATTATGTGGAATGTATTCTAAATCATTGAATACAATTTCGACACACTGTTTCTTTTCATTAAAATTGATAGCGGCTTCGGCAATCTCATCTAAGCAAGCATCGATTTCAGAGTTACGAGCCATTCGTTCATATTCAGCTAGACGTGAACTCTTATTTGTCGGAACATATGAAAGATTTGAAGTAGTTTGTGTTCCGTTTAATGTATTAAAGACTGCATTGTAGAAGTTATAATTACCAAGATAACCAACTTCTGGCCGAGTCTTAATAAGTTTATTAAATGCACTTGAAATTACAGAATTAGCTTCCTCGGTGCCAGAGATATTTGCAAACGTATCAAGAATCTTATTAATGTCTGAATAAGTGTTATTGCTAAAAATATCGTTATTTCTTGATACGACTCTTGCGTTCGAGGTCATCCTATAAATCTGTGCTGTGTATGCTTGCTATTTAAGACATTAGATGTGAGGCCTTAAATAGAAAGCGTGTCAGCAAACTTAACGAAATGGCATATTATCGGTCTTATCAAAAAGAAATTAAATTAGCGATAGCATCAGTGCTTTCCGTATTCAATAATATTACCATTTCACGGTTTAATAAGGATAACACCGTTAAGAAGGATATTAAAGTTCCTGCCAAGTATGGTCATGAATCACAGATTATAAAAAGTATCCGTGATAAGAATAAGGTTCAGAGCTTACCCGTTATTACAGTTCAAAGAACTTCATTAGAACGTGATATTAACCGTGTAGTTAATCTTAATCAACCATTTCTATTTCAAGGTCGTCGTTATTCTGAACAACAAATTAATGCTAAAGGGTTGACAGATCAACAACGACTAGATCGACGTTTATCATATGACTTTCGTCGTAATCCACCACAACCAATGAACATCGGATTTAAGGTTACGATTTTTACCCAGTATGAAGAAGATCTGTGGCAAATCGAATCCAATCTTATTCCGTTTATTTCCCCATATGTAATTGTTTCATCCTACCACCCGTATGACCCATTAGAAATCATTCGTAGTAAGATTGTATGTGAAGGTGGTTTCCAGGAAGAATTACCGGAGGAAGTTGCTATTGAAGAATATGCAATGTATAAAGTCTCGATCGATGTTACGTATCAAGGTTGGTTCTGGTTTGGAAATGATAAGGATAAGTTTACTTGGAAACCTACGAATACTATTAAAACTGTTATCTCTGGTTCAGATGGCGGTCCTGTAGGTAATATTAATGAAGGTGATGTCCCGAAAGGAAACCAATACGTGGATGAAGATACAGGAGATATCTACGATGGTATTGACACCGGTAAAAATATTAATGATGGGGATGAACCGGGCGAGGGAGAATTTGTCGATCCTGATACAGGTGAAATCTATCGTAAGGATTACCATTTTGCTGTCGGGAATATTAAAGACGGTTTTTACATTGCTTCACCAGCACAGACTATTGAACGGGTTGATAAATTAATTGACCTAGCTAATACTCACGAGGACTTACCATATCATGAGCACATTAGTATCAAGTGAGGTAGATGCTCTTGAATGGGTATTGAAAGAGCTTACTAAAACAGAACGAACTAAGTTAGCTGTTATTAAATCAGAAGCTGAATTAAAAAGCTTTCTAAAGAATAAAGGTATTACGGATGGTATCGATTACTTTAAAGCTGTAGTTCCTGCAATATATCATTTACAAGGCTTCATTAACAAGATCGATAATGAAGTTAATATGAATCCAGAGTTCTTAAGAAAGGCTACGGCTAGTCCGATTCGTCAGCTCCAAAACGTTACAAACTTTTCACAGACTATGAAGAATTTTCATAGCGCAGATTTGTTTATACGTTTCGACTTAGGAAGTAATAAATGTATAGCGATCCGTGCTAATGGGAGTTGGCTATCACCTAATAAAGACATTCCGATTGTTCCAAGTAGTGTAGTAGGTAATTCAAAAGCTTTTGCTAATGTTCGAGCTAACCTTAACAAGGAAGAAGAGTCTGGTGAAGAGGAAGAAACGGCGCAGGAGAGCGGATATAAATGGGAGCCAACGTATGAGCAGGCTCTGGCAATATTTGAATCATGTTTCGGTTTCTCCGCCCTAGGATCACATAATAACGGCCTTTATACGATTATCCTAGAATTAAAAGCTTCTAACTTTGGGGGTATGGTTACACCTGTTCATGAACTTAAAACAATTGAAGGTGAACTAGCAAAGCTTGGCATTATTAGAGATAACCGTAAACCAAAGCTTGAAATCAAAGTTCTTAAACAAGGACAAATCTCAGAAGCTGTTCTACGGTGTTCAGGCAAGCCATTGATCCAATTCAAATTAAATTTGCTTACGTTGCAAATTTTATCGACGAAATCATTTTGTAATACTTTGTATCATTAAATAAGGTGAAACAATGGCACCAGATTCCACTTCTGATAATCAGGCATCTATTCTATCCGAAGATAGGGTTGCTATAGCATTATTAAAAGAAGCTGGTCGACAGCACGACTTCAGACTAATGAAACTAGAAAACAAATTTGACAAATTACAGGAGAACATTCTTGCACGATTTGATAAACTAGAACAGTCCGCTGATAAAAGTAGAGAAGAAAATTTAAAGTTTCAACACACGATTATTCAAGAACTAAATAAGACACTTAACCTATACGAAAAAATTAATGATCGTATTAATCAGATTGAACACGATACAAAAGCATCAATAGAAACTCAAGATAAACAAATTACAGGTGATCTTAAAAAACTTCAAACTGAAGTAGAAGCTATTTCCTCATTACGTCTTAAACTATTCGGAGCAATCAGTTTTATTTGCTTATTATTTGCTATTTTCGGACGAGACCTTTTCAAACTAATCACCCATACTTGATAATCAAAACTCAGGAGAATTTGAACGATTTTTTAATTCGATATTTGTAGCTGGTTGCCAATCTTGATGGTTGCAACCAGTTTTATTTTCTCTCAAATACATTCGATGGCCCTTCTTACAAACATATTCATAAACACCTGTGTTAACCGATTCTTCTGTAGAAGGAATAGAAACTTTAATCTCAGGTTTATGCAGAGCATTTATAGAGGACCCTAATGCAAAGGTTGTTGTAGGTTTACTAGGCTTAGATTCTTCAGCTTTAGCTGCTTTAGTTTTTCGGCCTTTCTTTGGAGCGGTCAATTCAACCTTTTTCCGATATGCACACGAGTTGCAATGTTTATTTGCAGGATTGTATAAACAAGCCACTTCATGATTTTTGATTAGAATTGGATCTTTAGAAAATTTATAACAGTGATCACATTTGTAGAAACCAGAAAGCATAATCTTAACACTTACCTCCCTTATAATTTTTAAAACCAGTCATTGCAATATCCTCTAATGAACATTCGACGTAGCCGACAGGATCATCGATCATAGGTTTAACCCTATTCATATTCCAATATCTTGGAAAGAGAATACAGATACCAGCACCTTTATTAAAGTTGTTGTAATTTTTTTCAAAGTCGTCGATTAATACTACACCATCTAGAGATAATGCTTCTTTATTCTGTGTAGTAATTAAAGGCATACTATTAAAGAACTTATCGATAAAGCATTTCTTCTCGGCCCAATGTTTCGGGTTATTACCTGGGTTAGAACAAAATGCAATAGATGGTGAAAACCTTTTACATAGGTCAACCAAATTCTGTGCCCATGGATATAGATTGCCATCACAGAAAACCCCATCCGCGGAATCACAAACTTTCCAGAATTCACTCTTATCAATCCCAAGGCTTTGTGTCATATTATAATCGGTAATATCTTCTTGAGTCTTACCTAAGTGTGCAAAGTAATTATTCAGAAGATGATCGACATAGTTATAAACTACACCGTCGATATCGATAAGAATAAGCTTAATAGGATTGTTTTTCATGTGAGATCCCTTGGTTGGTATTCAAACATTCGTTGCTCTGTCCAAATAAAGAATTTATATCCACGTTTCTTAGCATATTCATACGCTGCGTTCCATTTGGATATATTAACTCCATATCGTTTACAAGCCGTTACGAAGGTTGTTTGTCGTTGTTTAGCAGTTTTAACAGGTGGGACGGTTTGTGCATCAGGTTTTACTTCAACTAGAAATACCTGTGGTAAACCTGTTTCTTTATCGATAGCTTCGAAAGTAAGGTCCATATAATAGGAATGTTTTTTCCCGTCTATTACAGACATATATGGAATTACTGTAGCTTCCGATTTCCACCAAATTATTCCTGGATGTTTTTCAAGTAAATGAAAGCATTGCCGTTCATAGGAACTTCGATATACTGGTGCATGTTTTCCTTGATACTTAGGTGCACCGGAATTATTAACTGCAGAAGGATTAAAAGTTCCTTGCAATGTACCAAACACGTTATATCGGCTCCTTTTAGGCATCTGTTACTCGACCATTTGTTCTCGAAGTTTAAAGACGATTTGTTCTTTATACGCTTCGACGTCAGCAACTTTCAATTTTAGTTTCTTAGCAGTTGCATTCTCAGTCATATTATCTATATAAAGACATTTAGCAACCTTACCGTAAGGTTCTTCCAACTTTGCAATGTTTTCGCGAAGCATCGATAGGTGTTCCTGATGTTCGTATTCTTTAACGAAATCAGATTCGTTATCATCTTCAGAATAAACGTCACTAGAAGAAATGGTATCACCAAACGTTCTAAACGAATCACTTTTATCGCCTGAATCGTTAACCACTTCATTAGTAGAACGGGAATAACCGTTCTTCATAAGAAAGAAATCTCGGTCGAAGGTATTAGCGTTAAAATTCTTCATACCTTTGGCATAGTCTGATTTCTTAGGTTCACGCTTATGTTCCTTAATAAAGGTTTCACGGAACTTATAAATGTTGTTTAACCGTTTCCAAGCAGAAGAGTTAATAGAAACGGCCGAATAGTAGTTACCATTTTTGTTCTGATACCAATACTCCCAAAGGACTACAGAAACGTAGGAACGGGCATAAGTGATATAACGATAACCAGCATTACGGTCGTAACGTTCTGCCGCAATATACATAGCCCGAATGATTTCTGAACAGTATTCAGAAAAGTCCATATGTTTCAGATACTTGTTAAACGACTTAATCATGAATCGAAGGTTATGTGTAACCAGATCATGGATGCTAGCCGTTTTTTCTTCTTCGCGAGACAATGGATCGCACTTGTTTAGAATTAGTTCTTTGATCCGTCCAGCAGTTGATGTTTGATTAATTGCCATATGTTTGTATTATAAAGTGTTTTAGTGAATTTGTAAACAATTAAATGGATTTGAAAGGAAGACGTGTAATCTCAATAATTCGTTGATATTGATACGCTTCATTTTCTTCACTCATGAAGGTAAAGACCACCCAATCTTTTGTGGAGTATTTGTTAAGAAGTTTAAAGGCACTCGAACTAAGTGTTTCATCATGGGATTTAACTCGTTCGTTAAAGTATTCACGAGCTTCTTCCTCACTTTGAAAGCCAATATTGGACATAGTTTGACGAGTATTATCAGTTCCGACTTTCGAAATTGTAACCGCGGTTCTGATATCGGAAACCGTAACAAGATAAGCGAAATTGAGTTTTGAAGTATCCATTGATTTAAATGTAGGTGTTGAAATGTTGATATCCTGCTCGCCGCTAGGGAGCGGTTATTTATTAGCTTGATGTAATTTATGCCTGGTTAGGTAGAACGGCCCTATAAACGAAATCAGGATTTTGTATAACCGTAATCGGAGTTGCAGGTTTCCAAGTATATGTTACATTGCCTTTTCGATCGCGTTCATAGAACTCACGAAATTCAAGATCGTAACCATTAGCCCAAGCTATGATAAGATCCGCATGTGGACGTGATTGAAGTTTAGTAGTTTTCATTGAATTATTTTTTGTGATTGATCAAGTTAACGGTGACATAACTACGTTCGACTGTAATTACATGACGTTTCTTACTTTTACCAATTGTGAAGATAAAATGCATTGTTGCAGTGCGACCAGTATGGGAAATTTCTCCTCCGCTATCGACCAATTTTCCATTATAGTTCTCCTTGATAAAGTGCTTGATTCGATCAAATTGAGCATTGTAATACGACTTAGCAGAACGAAAAGATTCAAAAACCTCATTAGTCTGATAAGTGTCATCCATATGTCCAACGCACGGGTAAGTGGTTGAAATCAAGTAGCAAAGTTTTTCGTTCGAATTGCTCATGTTATGTCCTTTGTATGTTGTTGTGTGTTCTTGTTTAATTGTTATGTATACTATTATACAAGGTTATCTAATTTTGTAAACATTTAATTTTTAGCCGCCTGGTATAAGCCTGGCTTACAAGTTCTTAGAAACCACTAATTCACTAGCCTAGGAATTGTCTCAAAAACCTTAAATAGTAGGTAAGCGAGCACACATAGGATGGCCAAGTATAAAAGAACAATTAAACACCCAGGTTTTGAATTTTTTGAAACTACACAAACCGCTTTAACCTCAGGGTATGTTCAGAATACTGAAGCTTTAACGATTGGATTTTTTGCTCGTGGCCCAATCGGTGTTCCGATTCGAATTTACAGCTTAGACCAACTTACTACAGTATTTGGTGAACCTAGAAATGAAGCTGAATTTTATTCATATAAAGGTATTGAAAGTATTATCAATCGTGGTAGAACAATTACTGCAATTCGTATGCCATACGATAATTCGATGTCAGCATTAAAAGCCACCGATCCTATTCTTAAAACTAACTTTGACCTTTATCATAAGATTCTAAAAGGTAATTTTGAAATCGCCGAAGGGTCATCCGGTAAATACATGGATATTGCTGGAGCTTTTGAAAGCAATCCAACATTCAAAACAATTTCGCTAGAACCTGATTTAGTTTCAGAAGCTGATATTGTTTCGTATAGTGCCGAAAACTTTTCTTCTGATTTCGTTATTGTTAATCAGTATAATAATGAAAAGCTTTCCGATGGAACTGAATACTTTGTATGTATTCTAGGAACTGGCAATGTCTTACGAGAACAGGAGCTTTCTAAAGAAACTTCGTCAACCGATGAAATTAATTACTTTGCAACTAGTGGCGGGTCTTCTTTAGTCTTTACTGAAGATGATAAAAAGCTTTACTTCTCTAAAGACCGAGCAAAGTGGCAAACAACTGGAGATCAAATTAGCACAGGTGTAGATGAAACTATTGCTGATGTATATGGTCAAAGTATTTTAGGTTATTTCCAAGATGTAGCAGTGGATGAGAAGTATAGCGAGACCTTAGTAAAAGGTGTCCCGACACATACTATTTCATTTACAACTGGAACCGAAGGAATTAAATTTGATCCGACAACTGGTGAACCTGTCGATCCTGGTATATATGAAATAACAAGCAAAATTTCAGCAACCATTTCGTATGAAACCACAAATGCTTCAGGGACAACCTGGACACAAGCTGAATTAGATGCACTTCCGCAAACATTTGACATCAATAATGCGGTAATATCCGTTACATCGACACCAAGTATTGATGTTGTTTCACCTGAATCCTCGGAATATGCCCTTACTGCTACTTACCTATTAACATTTATCGATCCAGAAACTAAGAAAACACTTAAGACCTATAGGTTAAGCCGTGTTTACAGCGATAACACAATTAATCCTGTTTGGTGGGAATTTACAATCCAATCAGAATATGATAAACCTGCTGGATTTAACTACTACATTAATCGCGACCAATCACATAACATCTCTGTAATTGTTTCTAAAATTAGCCCATCTGAATTAGAAAAAGGTCGTTTCCAAATCGAACCAGTCGAAGCTTTCTATGGATCAATTTTCAAAAACTCGATTAACCCAATTTCTGGTGAATCTGATTACATTGGAAATATTATTAATAGCAATTCCAACATAATCAAGTTCTATGGTAAGAAAACTTACTCTTCATATAATAAGGACGAAGATTGTATCTTGGTCGAAGGTTTGAAACCATATTCACTTTCTATTCGTGATGGTTCTTACTACTCAGAAACATCAGAACAAAAATATGACCTAAGCCCAATTCTTAAGAAAGCATCAAACAAGGATCTTAGTCATTTGAATATCCTTGATGAACTTCTTAAGAAAGTTCAGAATAACGTTGTTCATACATATCGTGACGTTTACGACTTTGGTCTTTCATCAGTTTTAACTTACCAAGCACCAGATTCACTAACTGGTAATTACTATTACGATCCGCGATATAGTGCAACCGAAATAGCAGGTTCTGAATACATTCAAGCATATACGTGGAAAGCAATTGTTCGTAAGTTTGCAAAACATTGCGAAAATAATCATAAGCTTTCCATGTTCCATGCTGATGGTCCTCGTAAACTTCTATTAAATGGTGACTTATCAAGAACTATGGATCTTAAACATGATGAAGAAGAAGTAGTTCTTACAAGTCGTAAATTACAATCACTTTCTATTCGCGACTGTTCATACATTGAAACCAATATTCAATGGTATGAAATGTATAATGAGTTCCAACAGGTTAATGAATGGATTCCAAGTTCTATCCAACTTGCTTCTAACATTACCTATAATGATATTTCTAATGCTATCTGGGATGCTCCAGCCGGGCACAAGTATGGTGTAGTTTCTTCACAGGTTCTCAGACCTGCTATTAATCCAACATATGATACACAGGATAAAATCTACACAAATAATTTGAACTATGGTATTGCCTGGCCGAACGGTGTAATTACAATCGAAGGACAGAAAACTGGTATTAGTGTTGATTCTGCATTAAATCGTATTAATGTTCGACGTTTAATGGTTTACTTAGAAAAACTTACTAAGTTCATCTGCGTCAAATACCAATACCAACCAAATGATAGTGGAACCCGTTCTGCTCTAGTTGCAGAACTAGCAGGTGTTTATTCTTCAATTCGGACAAAAGGTGGTTTATATAACTACCGTATTGTTTGCGATAGTACTAATAATCCATCATCAGTTATCGATGCTAATGAATTACGGCTAACCATCATGGTCCAACCTGTAAGAACATTAGAATTTATCGTTTGCCATTTCTTTGTTGCTAAAACTTCTAGTAACCTAACAGAGATAACCGTCCAATAAGACTTTCCTCAATCCTTATTGTTGTTCATAGATTCGCAATAATATGCGAAAACCCAGCTCGAAAGAGCTGGGTTTCTTGTTTCAGTAATCTTAAGAGTAAGATTAGAATACTGGTGAGATTTCCTCGAGGTTGACACCTGTCTTCGTAATGATGAAGTTTGCGAGGATGAATTCGATTGTTTTCGTGGGTTGAACCATGATTGCAACACGAAGTTCGTTACGGTCGATAACTTCAGGAGAGTTATTAGACTCATCGCAAACAATACGATAGGCATAGAGGCCACCGAATGTATAAGCACGAGCAAATTCTGTTTCGAGGTCAGCTTTGTAGCTAGCACGAACATCAGAAGTATTTGGCTCATATAGGTATTTGGAAGAAACCGTTTGTGCCCAGCGTTCGAGGAAGATCAAGAGACGGCGGACATTGATACGATTTAGTGCCGATGTTTCACCATATCCCGTCTTCTGTCCTTCAATTGTTGTTACGTGGTCAGGCCATGTGACACCGTAGTTGAGGCAGTTGAGATATAGGCGATCCATTGTTTCATATTCAGGATTGAATGCAACACGTGTGATGTTGTTGACAACACCATAGTTGTGACCAGCAGGAGCAGTCCAGACATAGTTAACTTGGTCGTTACGCATTAGATTGTAAGCGAGGTTAACTGAGCTTGGCATCCAGATCATCGTCTTATTCCATTCATCCTGTGTTTCATGCCATTGAACGTTGACATCAAGATATGTGTTATCTTTAATAGCAACTGGCTGAATACGTTTTGATGTAAAGACAGCATCAAGTTGATCTTGATAAAGGTCATCACAGATTGAGAGATTGCCATTAAGAACAAGCTTGCGTGGACCATCAGCATGGAACATGGAAAGCTTGTGATCGTATTGGCAATGCCGTGCAAATGCAAGAACACATTTACGCCAGATTGTGGATGGAACCGTTGGAACAGGGTTTGCACCATCAGCAATCCATGGTTCATAAATGAGGTTACCAGCGGCATCGGTGGTCATATGGGAAACAATGGTAGAAAGACCAAAGTCAAATACGTCACGATAGACATACTTTACATTGTTCTTAACCTTTGCAAGAGCAGGACGAATTACGCGGTTAACATAGTCAACATCTGCAGCACGTTCAGCTTTAACAAAGATCTTGCTAAGATCTTCAGTGCTGGTTGAAGTTGCTGTAGTTTTAATACCTTGACCCCAGGAAAGACGAAGTGCTTCAAGGTCGTGTGTATAAACAACGTTCTTTTCAGCATCATATGGAGTTGTAGTTTCTGGAGCATTTTTATCTCTAACGCCGTAAGAAGACTTACCATAGAAGCTGATATAGTTGGAAGAGTTGTTGATAAGATCACCGAGATAATCAGACTCGTTAGAGATAGGATCGATGTGTCCTTTAAAGATTGAACCGTTGAAGCTTTCGAGAATTTCGATATTGAACTTACCATTCTCCATTGTGGACGGTTTAATCTTATAAACGAGAACCGTTAAGCGGTCATCTTGGCGAGGATCGACATAAACCTTTGTTTCACCGTCAACCGTCTTGGAATATGTTGGAACAGTTGGATGCCAGTTAACGAGTTTACCGTCAAATGAGTGGGCAACTGTTAGGAGTCGACCTTCATCATCGATTTCGCCATTTGTTTGCCATTTAAGCCAATCACGAGTAAAAAGGTTGGAATCGGCTGGTACATCTTCCTGGATAAGAGCTGTAGAAGGAAGAACCGGAATTGTTTCTGTTGCAAGACCTTGATTTGCAAGAGCATTCGGAGTGCCAATCATTGTAACGAAGATTTCTTCGCCGCGTTTCGTAATAGCGTCATTGTATTTGTTGACAACTACGAAGTCAGCATCACCGGTCCCACTAACGATGCCTGTAAGATCTGCTTGACTGATTTTAGCTTGTTCAAGTTTAATATCAACAAACTCAGGAGCTTTCTCATATGCGTCAGCAATAGAAGACATGTCAGCACCAAAAGCTTCTGCCATTTTTGCAGAAACCTGTTTAGCAAACTCTGCTTCATATGTAGCATCAACAAGGGTATCAAGTTCATCGCCAGTAGGAGCTTCATCCCCAAGAGTTTGTTCAATTTCTGTGCGGATGGTGTCTTTATCAAGTGCTTGTTTAACTTCGGCTTCAATAGCAGTTTTCTTAGCGCTTGCATCACCGGCTTTGTAGAACGTTCCTTTAAGAGCCTTATAATATAATTCAGGTGCACCTTCAGGATTAATTACAGCGGTTGAGTTATCGTAAGGAAGACGAACTGCGGTAATTGTTGAACCTGCGTCAAGAACTGCAGAAATACCTTTATAGAAGTAAACTTCTGCTTCTGTTTCAGGATTACCAAAGTACTTAGTATAATCGTTAAGATTTTCAAGACGAATAGGTGTAAGGATTGGTCCTTTATTAAAATAACCAATCGTTAATGAATCCGTATCCTGTTCGAATTCTTTATACACAGACATATCTGTTTCAAAGAACTCAAATCCAGGATGTTGAATCGTCCGTTTGCGAATTAATGGATTTGCCATAGTTAAATTTGAATTCAAAAGTTAACACTATTTAAGCTGGGTTGTAGAATGAATAAAACAAAACAAAAAATCCTAAGCATTTCTGCCTAGGATTTTGAGTTGGTTACGGGTTATAAGCGTTACAGGGTTCCAACAGTATTATTATCAGTGAAAGCAATATCGCCACTGATTTTAAGGTTGGAGAAAGGTTTAATAGCGGCTTGTCCAGAAACTGTGATGTCCCCAGAGAAATCGACGCTTCCATCATTTGCAACGATTGCACCACTATCGAGAACTTGGCAATTACCATGAAGTTTAACATTACCTGCAACTGCTCCATAATCTGCAACTTTTGCATTGTCATATACGATTGCATCGTTTGTAATTACAGCATTATCAGTTACTGTAGCATGTTCATAAACCATTGAATCATGGTATACCCAGCAATCGCCTTCTTGAGAAAGATTTTCTTCTGATTCAATATATCCACCAGTATCGCCTTCTTTAACATCACTGAAGGATTTCAAAGCTACGATACGGTAAAGTGTTTTTCCACCAGCTTTGATTGTATCAGATTCATCCAATTTGTATTTGTTTGCCATAGCCAAAAATTCTATTTACGATTTGTTTTTTTGTAAGTACAATTATATGAGTTTCCTTGAATTTGTAAACAATTAAATTTCCTACCTTTCAAGTTTCTTTCCACTTACGCGGATTCCAGGGTTTTTCTTACAGGTACTTTCCTTATTTCCTAATCCTGTATTACTTTTCTTCTTTTTGTACTGTAACTTATTTTCAATTTTGTACAGTACTTTTTCCCTTTATAAGTACTTAAAAATTAAAGTATCTTATCTTTCCGAAACATCCGATAGTACAAAAAAATAGTTCGGTTTTATCAATTTTTTCAACTTTTTCAAAAATATTTTTCAGTATCCCGACAGGAGGCTTAGGTATGCAGAAAAAATTTTCGTTGAATTTGAATCGAAATCCGTGAAAACTTTCATTTCATGTTCGAGATTATTTTTATCCACTTCAAATTTTCTCACTTCTGAAATGAAATTCAAATCTAACCATTATTGGTTTCATTTCATTTCTGAAGTGAATGTGAAATGTCGCAGTGCGGAACTGCCACTTTCTTCAGGTCCATTACCTGACCGATAATCTGCCCTCATATCCGAATCAAAGCTCGGGATCGACTGTTTTTATTTTTTGTTTATGTTTGTTTTTTGTAATTGTTTCTTAGAATCCGCTGAATCGGTTTGTGATGTGTTTTTGAATTATGTTATTTTGTATTTTTGAATTATGTTTTTTGAATGAGAGTTTGTAGGTCTGCTGCCTCGACGTTCACCTTCCCAGAAAGGAACTTATGCCTAGAATAATTGTATGGCGGCTCAAAGGAAAGGATTCCGAGCGTACCAGCATTGATTTCAAATGTAGATAATCTACGAATGTAAAAATAATTGTTTACAGGGTTACCCAAACGTGAACTAGCCACACCCTAAAGGGTGCGACCTTCGTGGATCAACGTTTCGTAGTCTACTTTGAATTGCTTCTGG